AAACGTAAGATTTTCAGTGTATGTTCCTGGTTGGACCCATATCATTCCGCCGCCATCTGCATTAGCAGCATCCAGAGCTGATTGAATAGTCTGATACCCTGCTTGACCCGATGGTCCTACGACGTACGGAGTAACAGGGAATCCTTCATTAAATGCTGTAGATACCCATGAGGATCCGTTATAAATGGACAAATCAGGAGGGGTGACAGATGTATCAAAGTACATCTGTCCTAATTTCCCTTTGAACCTGGAAGGTGGAGGATTGGGTTCCGAAAGAGCAGCTGGTGCTACTGCGGAATAACCACCTACAGCATAAACATCATTTGGCATGATTAAATCCTTAGCCTATTTTGTAGTTCTTTCATTTTGTCGAAGGCATTTTTCTGTCCAACAGGACTAAAATCACCTGCGCCTGCATAGGGAGCTGCAGCAACACCCGATGGTTGGTAATATGGACTTCTTCTATTGGCATCCACCTTCTCTTGAATTGATGGTTCTTTTCTTTCAGGCATATGAAGCCCAAAAGCTTTAACATTCTTATAAACAAGCTTTTGCCTTTCGAAGTTATTTGGCATCTCTAAGATAGTTTCGGCAAGCTCTGGATCCTTTTGAGCCAATTTCTCGGCGTGCTGAAGAACATCATAAAAATCAGGATTGTTCTTTAGCCAATTCTGCTTTCTTTCTTCACCAAGTGCAGTTTGTACAGCTCTTTGGATTTCAGATTGCGTCTCTTGCTTGATTTGCTGACCGAATTTAGCCTGCTCCTTCTTTAATCTTTTTCGATCAATGTAAGGCTCATCATCCTGTTCTTCATCATCATCCGATCTTGATGACCTTCTTTTAAGCTCCTCTAACTCGGATGCTAATTGTTCTTTTTCTTGTACGATTCTTTCCTTTTCTGCCTTTTCTTCTTGCAGTCTTTTTTCTATTTGTCTGAAGTTAAATTCTTTATCGTTAGCTTTCGCTTCTGGTGCAACACTACTTTGGACTTCAACTGTCATACTAAAATACCTTTGGTTGGTTTACATGAATTAAACTAAAAATTATGATACAAATCAAGTGAGGTTACTTAATGAAAATTAGTCGATTAGAAACGCACGATAGACTTGAGCATTTCATAAAAGATCAGTCTCAAAACATCTGGCTTGGCGCCGATGAATGTCTTAAAAAAAATCCCGATTCTTTGAAATTACAAGAAAAATCTCCCTACATATACATTTTCGCTCATCCAAGAACTGCTGACGATGGCGTATCTAAACGCCTGCTGTGGCAACCAAGACTTACTAAACCCAAAGCTCAAACCAATTCCTATCTCTTTAGAGCTGAATCTCACACCGATAACATTGAGATTTGCTGGTTACTTCCGCCTAGAGAAATGTGGGATCAGTACAAGGAGGGCAAAGTTTGCGAATCTAATTGGGCGCAATGGAGCATCTATCAATTTCAATACAAAAGAGAAGAACTTGAAAAACCATTTCCTGATGATTTATCTGAACAACAGGTGAAAAATATTTGGTTGGAAATTCTTACAGTTAAGCCAAAGAACGAGGCGGCTTCTTTAGTTTTGACTTAGAAACTACCTGCATACCTAAACCATCTCTCATTTTTCCGATAGGGGCTTTAACGCCTGTGCCATAATAATCTCCCATTCCTTTAGGAGACTTAGGAGTATGAGCTATCTTACGATTAGTCTTTTTTGCATTCATGAAGAAAACCGCACCATATAATTTTACCTAAAAAGCCAATCTTCTCTTTGCATTTGGTGCATTTGAAGAGAACAGACCAATCGATCTTCATTCGATGTATTCCTGATCAAGCATTTTAGGTGGAGCATATGCTACATCCATAGTCTTCACTCTACCAAAAGGAAGAGTTGCAGCTGTTTGCTTTGGATTTCCTTCATGACCAACAGGCTGCTTATGACCAATACCATAATGAGATCCTGCGTCCACATAACAACTAGTACGCTCATCATAAGGAGGACATCTAAAGTCCCAAGGTGATTTTTTAGTTTTGCCTTGTTTACGGGCAATTGGATCATTGAAACCAGTTTTCATACTACCTCTTAAAAATGAGCGTAGGGTTAGGGCCCTACGCTCCGGAAAAACAAATGAAAAAATACCCACCATGCTGAAACACGGTTAGCCTGGGCGAGGCTTTTAATAGAGACATGACCTAAGGAGCAAGTCTATCTCTATTGAAACTTTAGTAACGATATCCAGGCTGTTTCATTGGTTTGGATTTCAGCTGTTTTACGCTTTCAACTTGAGTAGCTTTAATAGCTTCAGTTGTATCTTCGTATTTCATCACTGATCCCGCACCTTCAGCAGAAGATTCGTTCTTTACTTTTGCGCCCATAGGAAATACTGAACCGTTAGATCCTTTTCCTACCCAGCTTGAATGATCATTAATTTTACGCCCTGCCATAACTCCCCCCGAGGAATATGTATAAATTATCGAATTAGCTACATTATACAATTTTTAATTTGATTCTCAAGGGCACTTTTCTCTATGCTACGCCACTTTCATTTTGAAGAGGTCCTCGTTGCATTGATCCAAGAATTTGCTCCACAAATTTCTTTGTAGCTTCATCATGCTCCACATCCGCGCGAGCATTTTTCTCAACTTCTTCTTCATCATATTTAATTGATTCCAATTGATTTGACTTTAGGAAAGTCTCTACTTCTCCGAACTTTTGGATTGTTTCTAAAAGCTGAGTAAGAGCTGCCATTTTTTCTTTTGTTGCCAAAGCATGGTTCTTTGAAATCATACTCATACGCTCTTCGAATAGACCAACATTACTTTCAGATCGTGAGTCTCTTTCTCTAGCTTGGGAAAGTTGATTATGGATTCTTGCCATCATCTCTTTCATTTGCATTTCTTCAAGTGTATGTTGCAGATTCTGTGCCTCAGATTGAACTGCTGCTGCCTGCTGTTCTTGTTGCTGCAAGAACTCGATAATTTCTCCCTTACCAGTGATATTTAGCTTAGGAATGATCATAGATGGAGGGAATACCTCACGACCAAACGTCTGATTGATATCCATCATCTGCTGGGCTTGAAGATTCTGCTGCAGCGGTGTTAGGTCTGCCTCTTCTACAACCGTGTTGTATTTGCAGAAAACTTTAGAGTAGAAATATGGCGATGGCTCTTCACCTATAAGCATTTGTACTTTAGGCGCTTCCCAATTATTGAGAACAATTTCCATAAGTCTTTCGCCTAAAAGCTTGAGAGAATAGTCCCACTGATCAAAATATTTCTGGAATACCATCAGATTGGCAGCTGACTTTAGCATCATGGTAAGAGAGGAAATCTGCTTATCTTGTTGACCAGACCAGTTTTCCATATTAATGCCAGACGTTTGCTGGATTAAATCAGCCATTTGCTGAGCAAGTTCTAGATCAGACTGAGGAACAGCGCTTGGAATAATCTTTTCAACATCTGATAGTTCGTAACCTTCATTGATAATGACGTCATAACCCTGGCCAGATTTCTTCAGGTTATCTTCATTTGCGACAGCTCCTGATTTTCTTTTCCATCCCGCATTGATTGTAGCTGCTGCTATGTCATTGTTGGTTATTATCTTATAGTTAAACAAAAACTGAGGATCGCGCATTGTACGTACAAGAGACCTAACGCGCAGATCATAGTAATTAATATGAGGCTCATAATTCCAAAAGACAGGAATAAACGGACAACCGTCAAAGCCCAGAGGATTGTCTCCTTGAAACATGAGCTGATCGTTAAGTACAACGGCAAGCTTCCAGCAAGGAACTTCGACTGTAACCTCTTCCATGTCTGGAATATTGTATAAAAGGGCTTCCATCTGGGAATCCCCTCCAGCAAAATCGAAGAACTGATTCCTTGATTTACTATAAAGACGTTTTTTGCTTTTTTTCCATTTATACCAAACATAGGAGAGCACCATTAAGTCATTACGCGCCATGTTATAATTCTCAGGGAGAAAGTAAAAACTTCCATATCTCTGAGGTGTTCCAGCCATGGGTGTAATGATATCTTTTTTATCTGGAAATCTGTCTTCTGCTTCTTTTTTACTGATATATTCCTGACACCAAACAAATTGAGCATCAGACATATCAGGATTTCTGAAATAGGGATCTACTAGGAAAGAATTATATTCCCAAACCTTAAGCTTTAAATCCCCCTGGGCTTGGTCATCTCCAGTAAAATCCAAGTAAGGCTGCAACAAAACCATGCCAGAAACAGCAGCAAGCTCGCATGCCTTAGAAAATTGCTCATGAACACCTTCTTTGTTAGCAACATGCATCATTAACTTAGTGTATTGATCCGTTGTCTGTGGATCTGCGCCTTCAGATGATTCGTACATGATCGCTTTACGATGCTGACGCTGATAACCCGTAATCATATTCACGGGCTGCTGAATCAAATTGAAGTAATACTGTTGGTAACTTGTAGTTGGAGAAAAGTTAAAATATCTATTAACAAAAGACTGACTACCCGCGTAGAAAAGAGTGTCTATGTTAGATTGGTTCCATCGTGCTTGCTCAATTGGCTGAAATTTAGAATAAAGATTATCTAACCATTGACGGACATTTCCTTGAGAAGGTTCAAGCGCATTGTTCCAGGGTGGAAAATAGAAACTCACTAATACCCCTAAAATAAATTTAGTTCTTATCCAGCGCAATATACCACTAAATATTTTATCCGTCTAAGCACATGAGATGTATAAGTTAAAACTTGAGTACATTCATCAAATATGTCATATTGCTTCATCTTTGACATATTCCTGGCATATTTAAGACACATTGAATGCGCTAAGGATATGTATGAATGGCATATCGGAGACATTATGACGGCACATTATAACGGTAAGAATTTTGATACTATTCAAGAAATGATTGAATATGCGAACAGACACACATCCACAGCAGTTACCCTTCCCGACCTTGAACTGATGACTAAGCAAATGGCACAAACGATCTGGATGAACCTATCCATGTACGACATTCAATTGACAAATGGACAAATGAGAACATATCTAGAAAGACACATGATTACTCTCATAAGCGTTTTTATAAATCGCCACACAAAAGAGTCCGTATGATTTTAGTTGTTGGAGGAATTAAAGGAGGGAGTGGTAAAACCACCCTTGCTACCAATCTTACAGTTCTTCGATCTTTATCTGGCAGAAAGGTTCTACTGGTTGATGCAGATGAACAAAGAAGCGCATCTGATTGGGTCGAACATAGAGAAAACCAGAATATTGTTACTCCATGGACAACAGTGCAAATCATTGGAAAAGGCACAGGATTACAACTTGAAAAGTTAACTGAGCATTATGATGATATAATCGTTGATGCCGGAGGTCGTGACACTCAAACTCAAAGATCGGCATTAACTGTGGCTGATATTTTCTTAGCTCCTTTTCAACCCAGAAGTTTAGATGTTTGGACTATTGGCAATGTGACATCCCTTCTTTCAGAAATTAGAGTGGTAAACCCTAAGCTAAAAGCTATGGCTGTTATAAACCGCGCCGATCCTCAAGGTATCGATAACCAAGATTCAGCAGACATAATAAAAGAAAGCGAAGGCATCACTTATCTTGCAATTCATATTGGTCAGAGAAAGGCATTCGCAAATGCAGCCGCTGAAGGTTTAGGCGTGACAGAATTGAAAACACAGGATAAGAAAGCATTAGCCGAGATTAGGCATCTCTGTGATGCCATCTTTGAGTCATAGAGACATATCTATGACTCATTTCAGACATATTTAAGACATACAACAAACGAAACAAACGAAATGACAGTACGGAAAAAAGCTGAAAAGAAAATAGATGAGTCCTCGATCGATGAGATTATATCACGTGGAGGATCAACAACCGGTGATAAAGTTTCCCCTGAAGAAGCAGGCGATTATAAAATGACACTGCGTATCCCTAAGGATATTTATACTGAAATGGAAAAAAACAGGAAGTCAAGAGTAGGCACTGTGTATAAAAATCAATGGATACTAGAGGCAATAGCAGAGAAGCTAAATAAGGAAGTTACCTAAAAACCGAATTGAACCTATTCTGCATGTAGTCATTCTGCTTTTTGTTATGGGCTTCGTAATCAAATGTAGCAATCTTATGAGTAAATACAGCGTATCTCATGGCGTCGATACTGTGATCGTCCTTCTTTAAAGGAGCGTCATCACCTTTTTCTGATGCTTTTGGATCCCATACGTAAGATTCAATTTCTCTTATGAGATCTGAGCATTCTTCGCAAACAAAGAGATTACCCTTTTGCATCTCAGAAGTCATGAAAGTGATCCCATTAATCACATCATTATCAGCATCAACAATGTGTAGCCCCCTCTTGCGTAGCTCTAGCTTAAAGGCAGCGGCACTTGGATCTACATAAACAGCTTTGACTCCATATGGTTCTAAGAATTGAGCTACATCATCTGCATATTCACTATTGGTTTTCTGTCTTCCCCTCTTTCTGGAATCCCAAACATATTCTTTTTCTACCCATCTACACACTCCAGTCTGGGTTGTTCTTCCTGTGTTAATACCTACAAGTACACAAGAGAAATTATTCACTGTTCCGTAGTCAACGCCGGCAACCCAATATTCTGCAGCTCTCGGAGGTCTTGCAACAACATGGATGTCTCTATCAAAGAAATCAAAGATTGCCCCTTCAGCCAAGCACCACAGACCTAAATAGTTCCGCTTATAGAACACGCCGCTAAGGCTGTTCTTAATACGCTTTCTATAGTCATCTTCAAGATAGGGATTATCGTCTAAATTAT